GAGAGCGGCTCCGCAGAATGTGGCATCCTCGGTGACCAGATCCATCTTGACTGCAGCGGCAGACTCAAAGCTCAGCAGGTCACCCCTCTCCAAATCCACAGTGGAGCCGGGGATGGTCAGGATATGGGCTGGGGAGATTGCCTTTGTGTCGAACAGGATTCTTGGCTGTGCCATAGTTCGGTTCTCCTTAGCCTATGCGCTAACTGCGAACAGCTTACCCAACGCCGGGACGTTGATGTATGCTTGGATGCGGGTGGCTGTTCCAGTCTTACGACCGCACCATGCCATGGTGTTCGCGCCACCGTCATCGACCAGGGTGTTCTTCGACGTGTATGTCAACCCGTCGAACAGGGCATACGCTGCCGATGTGGCGTCGATCTCAATCATGCAGACCATGGCCGCCATCACTTGCTGTGGCTGACGATTTCCGCTCGTGTACTGATTGAGAGCGGCACCGCAGAACGTGACATCCTCTGCAGCGCCATCCATCAGGACTGCGGCAGCGGACTCGAAACTCAGCAGATCGCCTCGCTTCAGATCCACGGTGGAACCGGGGATGGTCAGGATGTTGGCCGGGGAAATAGCCTTGGTGTCGAACAGGATTCTTGGCTGTACCATGGTTCAGTTCTCCTCAGTTGTGGGGTGCATGTTACCTCTGCCTACTTGCCCTCGATCTATCCCTGAAGGAACTTATCCTTGCGCTCCTGCTCAGTCAGAGATTCCTTGGTCTTGGTCTTTTCCTCATCCTTCCCCATATCCTTGGGCCCGGCGATGTTCAGCGTCTTGCGGTCAGCCACGAGACCTTCGATGACGACCCACTTGTCCTCGCCAAGATCGACCAGGCTGCCAACGAAGGCCTCGGTGCGCAGGGCCTCGGGTAGCTCGGTGTCAGTCAGATTCACAACCTTGGCCCGGAACGCATCCGCGGCTTCCTGTTTCTCCTGCGCGTCGACCTTGACCTGCAGCTCGGCGTTCACCGTCTCCAGTGCAGCCTTCTCGTCGGTCAATGTCTTGACGGCTGCAGTAGCCTCAGCCAGCTCAGTGCTGCGGACTTCCTTGCGGCCTTCGTCGATCAGGGACTCGGTCAAGTCTGGGTGCTCTGCTTTCAGCGTCTTGCGATCCATTGTGGTCTGCTCCTGTCTGGTGGTGGTGGCGGCTTCGCTCGTGGCACTCTCTGTGGTGTTTGCCCAGCGACCATTCGCCGCAGGGGTCATTACGACGTCGACAGAACTCATGGCCACAACTGCAGTGACGATGCATCCTTCCCGGCCGTCTCTTTCACCCTCTTCTACCTTTGCCCACGCGTCGATGCTGACTCCGAATAGGTGTAGGGCGTTGTTCTCAACGACGTAGTCGATGCGCTCCTTAAGAGCCTCTCCGTCTGGGTACTGGAAGATGTGGGCAGTGCCCTGTACTGTATTCCCATCCACAACACCGGACTCGATGACTAGATTCCAGTCTCGCGGGTTCCGGTTGTGGTCGCCGTGGTTGAAGTATCCTGGAGTTTTATTGCAGACGAGGCGGGCAATGTCAGCTACGGCTTCCTGGGTGTAGTAGTTGCCGTTGAGAGACCAGCCGGCTTCGATGATCTGGAGTGGTACGTCGTATCCGCCAGAGCTGTTCTCTGTGATTTGTCCCGCCTGGACAAACCCAACACCATCTTCTTTCAGTGGGGTTGGTGCATCCACCTGCTCAGTCTTCTGCTCAACGGATTCAGACTTGGATGCCTCCGCATCTGGTGTGATGTAGGCCAGGGCTTTCCCAGACGCATAGCGGACTGCATTTTGATGGAGGGGGAGATTCTCATCGTAATCGGGGTCGCCCTTCTTCCAATACCAGTAGATTTCCTCATTGAACATCCTGACATAGTCTTCGCGCCGGCCGATGGGCAGGGCCTGGATGTCGGCCGGCAGCCGTTCGTCATCGATGCCCATGTACATCTCTTGCAGGGCGTAGTTAAGGTCGTCGATGCACCCATACCGATGACTCGCTTCGAGCATCACTGCAGGCCTGGCACCGTTGAAGCATATCTCAGCAACCCCGAACTTGTCGTCGGTGGCGCTGATTGCAGCTACGGTTTTGATGTCGCCTTCCTGGCGCTGCACGATGATGGGCTTCGGCATTGTGTCTCCGCGGGTTGGCGCTGAACTAAAAAACCGCCACAGACAAGCGCATTGAGTGCGCGTCCGGGCGGTCATAGCGGTTCTTCCGCTAATTCGCTAGTCAGCTCATTGGGAATATGGTATAGCTGTGCTCTTACTAAGTAATAAGGTTATTTTGGCATGAAACCCTCGGAATTGGTAATGTTTTATTGGACTCAAACTTTTTGTGGGGAAATCACCCCGAATAACCTTATAAAGTAGTATGAGATACGATCTACTGTCATCTGGCAATCCAGACATTGACCAAATAGCCGGAGGCGGGATTATCCGCGGCCGCGTTGCAGAGCTATATGGGGATGAGGGTGGCGGGAAGACGTCGCTAGCCCTGAGCATGATAGCACAGACACAGCTACCGGCTGTGTACTTCGACATCGACCGCACATTCCCGGAGTATATAGCAGAGGAGCGTGGAATAGCCAACCAGACCTACGTGTTCCCGGGCAGGAGAGAGCCAGGTGAGTACGCCAAGGCTCTAGACGAGTTCTCCCCCGGCTCAGTTGGCATTGTTGTATTCGACCCAGTTGCAGTACTTGGCGGGAGGGGCACCATTGACTTAACATCAGTAATGGTGAGGGCGGCTAAGAGGTTGAATGCGGTGGTGTTGGTGATCAATCATTGCGACCTGATGTATCGATCTACTGGGCATTCAGCCCTTTCTCGATATGCTGCCCAGAGGTTCGAGGTAAGGTTCTTGCGGGAAGTGAAGAAAAGTGGTACAATAGTAGGTATGGATGTGGCATGCATGTGCACAAAAACTACCATAGCCCCGGCTCGCGGCCGGTGCCAGTTATTCATTCCATTTCATGGAGGTGAAGCATGATGGGACAGGGGGTGGGCAAGCGGAACTCAAAGAGAGGGTTCGCTCAGACGATGTATTTCCAGCACGGAGATGAAGCTATCGTCGACGAGCTGATGAGGCGGATCAAATCTGGCCTGATACTGGATGCTGACAATCGCCAGTACCAAAGCTTCAGCGCTTTCATGCGAGATGCTATGCACGAGAAACTTAGCCGGGAGGTCGAGGATGGCGACGCGGGGTAGTGACAACAATGTGTACCTGGAGCGGCAGACTGGATTCATTTCGCGCATTGTTGCGGATACGTCCGAGGACGCCCTAGCTCTCAGCGAGGTAGAGGAACAGCAGGCAGCGATCGGGCGCGAGTTCGTCAAGTACGCCATCAAGGCGAAACTTGCCACCAAGGAGCACGATGTCAGGGTGATTGGGATACTCCCATATTTCGATGCTTGGGCGTTCGCAGTGTCCGTTCCGGTGGCATTGGTCTCCGGTGTGCGGTGCACCATTGTCCCCAAGAAGAAGCCCGGGCCCAAGCCGAAGGGGGGTAAGTAGGTATGCGGGGGCTGCTGTTACGATTCGTCAAGGCGATCGCCAGAGCGGTAATTGCTGCTCAATCCCAGACTTATGAAGGGCTTAGCGTGGCGCCACAGAAGCGCCGGCCATACGACGTACGGGATGCCTACCCGGATAGCGTGAAGTCATTCCATCGGCGATTCCCGGACAACCCATTCACCCACGCATGGAAACTGATAGACAGTGGGGTCGCTACCCGATGGGCCTTCCATGGCGGTAGTTGTCCGATCCAGGTGCCACGGACTGCTGGTGATCCCGTCACAGTGGGGGTGATATGGAATCGGTATGGCGAGGACATCAAGAAGTGGTGCGCATTCTACCAGGTACCAGAGGAGCTGGTCATAGCCACCATTGCCACCGAGTCATCTGGAGGCGCAGGCGCCCGCCGAGAGGAGCCTGGGTATGTCAGTGATCTTGAAACCCCGCATAGGGTTTCCGTTGGTCTCATGCAGACCCTATTGTCTACCGCCCAAGAGACCTTGCACATGTCGGAGATAGATGCTGCGTGGCTTGAGGATCCCGGCAACAGCATCCAGGCAGGAGTAGCCTATATTGCCCGCCAGAGCGAGCTCACCAACTATGACCCACCGCTGGTGGCTGCTGGCTATAATGCCGGTGGACTGTACCCCAACAGGAACGCGCACAATCCATGGGGTCTGCGCTGCTATCCAATCAACACTGGAGAGCACATCAGCCGGTATGTGAAGTGGTTCAATGACGCGGTGGCAATGCTCAGGGACGAGCTTGCGTAGAGAGATGGTTGGGGGGGGCTGCCGTTGTGGTGGCCCCCCCAACTGTAGCACAAAAAAATGGGCCCCAGCCGAGGGGAGCGATTCCCACGACCAGAGCCCGCACATCAATACAACAGACTACACCCCAGATGCATCTCGCAGTATTTTGTCTGCTAAAATAGCCTTCATACCCTTGTTCTTGCGCCTCCGCACCCACTCCTCAGAGCGATTGATTGTTTCAGACACCTCCCTGTTTGAAAGCTTCGGGAGTCCTCCAAGACCTGCTGTTTGCTTGCAGATGTCTGACTGCACTTTTGGCATGATTCTACTGATGCGATTGCAGATATCGTTGGACTGAACTGCCCCCTCCATCTGGTCGAGCGAGTCTGACGGCAGGACATCCTCAAGCGTAAGCTCGTCACCTGTCTCATCGAACCCAACTGGCCCATGCATGGGCACCGATTGGCGCCCATAGGCTATGAACCTTCTTCTCTGGATGTGCGGTACTCCCAGATCGTCCATTATAGAGTTGACGTCAACGTGCTCGCCGGCCTCCTCAAGCTTGAGGATCTCGCGATTAACCTTCCTGCGGTACTTCCAGAAATCATCTGGATACGGAAGGTTTGAGTCCCCGTGGGTTGACTTCATCAGAGTGCAGTGGATATGGTATCCAAGACACGAAATAAGCCGCACAGTGCCAAGTAGCTCCATTCTAAACTTAGTGATCCCAGTGTCCACTCCAATCAATGCCTCGCCAAGTAGCTCCTTAGCGGTGGCACGGCATGTGGCAGAATGGAGCCCAGCCATGTGTGCGGCGAATGGTATGTGGTGGGAAATCAGTAGATTCCTTGCTCGGTCGCGCTCGTCGTGGCACAGGCTATCACTGTGGACTGCCGTCAGAAGTTCCATCTCCTTCTCTTTAGACAGTCTATCGTGCCGCACGAAGGATTCGATGTGCGACTCAATTACGCTATCACTCATTGGTTAGCCCTGCTCAAGGAGGTGGGTATGCGTAGACCCCATGTGGGACGTCTTGGCAACTACCCGCGGATTCATTGCAGAGTTCCCCTTCACCTGGATCTCGATAGACCCATAGAACGACCCATTAGCGAATGACTCCGCCGCCCCCAGTAGCGCCAGTAGAATTGGTATGCGCCCACCAGCGTGGTCGTATGGCGCCGTAGAGTCGACCACCTGTATCTTGTCTAGGTACTCATGTAGCTCATTTCGTATCCGCTGCAGGCTCCAGTTCACCATCCCCGACCACCCCCTCGAATAGAGTCTCCCCAATCATCCCCCACATCCCGGCCAACAGCTGCTGTGCTGTGGGAGGCCGCAACCCCTCTATAGGGTACGCATCTGGAATCCCGTCATCACCCCACACGAGGACTATGCCGACCTGCTCGGTGCGGTCTTCCACCTCATCCTGGCACACCATCGGATCCATTTTCTATCACCCCCCCCCTCTCCATACATAGTATACAGATACCGTAAGTCTATGTCAAGCAGTGACTTAGCTTTATCTTTGCTACCCCTCGTCTGGGTCTGTGGTGGTCACGTCCCCGGGCTTGCTATCGGTGGCCTTGCCAGCTGGGGCTGCCACTACGGGCCACCCACCAGCCTTCTTCTGTAGTACGTCCTGCTCCCACCAGTCCAACCCAACCCACCCAGCTATCTCAGGCGATGACGCTACATGAATTCGGTGCAACACTTCCGCTCTCTGGGCTTGCTTGAGTGGATCCTCTTGCACTGGATCTGGGAATGTTATGTCTACGTCTATATCGGGCGTATCCACTAGCCTCGTGTGCGGTGCAGCCTCCTCCATGTGGGCTTTGAGGGAGTTGCGGATTGCGCTAGCCTTGGCCCCACCCTCGATCATACTGGAGAGCTCGGTGCGCATGTGGTTCCAGGCCTCGAGGGTGACCACTAACTGCTTGCTCTCGCTTGGCAGCTTCCCGAGGAGCATCTTTTCGCGCAAAATCATCCTAGCCTGTACCTGTAGATCCCATTTCCACTCGTCCTGGTGTGCGCGGATCGTCTGGGCAAACGGCGTGTCATGGTTCCTGATGGAGCTGTATACAGCCTGGCTCGCGTCCTGGAAGAGGATGTGCTCAGGCATCCCCACCCCGGCAGAGATTGCCAACCGGATGATGCGCCCGTCCTCCTGGGCATCGCTTGCGTTGATGTTCGCGGAGACCGTCTTCCACTCTAACCATGGGGTCTCCGTCAGCGTTTGTCCGCCCTGGGGCCCGATGTCAGTCCTACTGCTTTCGCCGGCGGCCGAGCCCTTGACAACCTTCACCCACACGACCTTGGAGCGCTCGTGGTTCAGGATGATCCTGTCGGTGAGAAAGTCTTCGTAGTACTTGAGGTAGCGCAGTACGGGGTAGAGGGGCGTCACCCCGCGAACGTCAGACAGGCCACCATACCGGGTCATCTGCAGTAAGACATTAGGTTCGAGTTCACTGTGATGCTTGCTCTTCTCTCCCCAGTGACCTTTCCTCTGCTCGTAGTAGTTGACGTCAGCGTAGAAGCGGTCACATTCACCGGTCTGCATCTCCATGTCTTTCATGCGCCCATACGACAGGCGCGTCTCGGCGTCGTCTGTGTGGCATTCAATCTGCCTGATAGCCCATGGCTTCACCGAGTCTCGCACCGTAATGTCGGCGGTGACTGGATCCACAAAATTGAAGAAGTAGTGCTCGCCAGTGATAACCCTACGCTTGACAGCGTTCTTTATCCGGCGATCCATGGTGTTACGTTTCCAGAAGTTCTTTAGAATGACATCTATCTTCGAGCTGTGGTTGCACCCGATCCTGACACCCTTGCCGACGATGTAGTTGGTGAGCATGCCGGATATAGCTGTTCCATGGGGATCCATCGTAGCCTTCTGATCCGCTGATTGCATAGCCCTGAACAGGCGCTCCTGTGATGCTGAGGCATTGAATGCGTTCCCATTGGATTCCACCACTGGAACCCCATCTAAGAGCCGTTCTATCGCCCTGCTCACAGTGCCATCGTTGACGTCCTCCCCAGATCCAAGAGACACTGAAACTGGCATGAATGACTCGCCGAGCATCATGCGTGCCGCTCCAGCTGCAGTGTGGTCGCTTAGCTGTATGCGCCCACCCATCTCAGTGCCACCACCGGCCGCCTGACGACCATGGTATCGTATAAGGGCCTCGTCCACCTTCTTGTCAGTGTATTCAGCGTTTTTCTTCATGTTCGCTCTATCGACCTGCAGTGTGAGAGACGCCAGCGTCGCCTCAACGTCTGCTACTGGAACGTCCCTATCGATCGTAGTCTCAGTCACCCCACCCACCTCCCTTATAGCCCCAGTACGGCGTCTTGATTCATGCGGTTGTAGAATGGGTCGCCCCCACTCTGCCGCTGCATCCGCGGGTTTTCATACCCCGCATTGTCGATCACATCTTGCGGAATGACCCCACCAGAGTCGCGACCAAATTGCGCATAGAAACTCTGCTCAAGGTGCACAGCCGCTTGGTCTTGTTCTGGTTCTGGTATTGACATTTGGGCATTGTTTGAGCAGTTGTACACAGCCCCAGCAATGGCCTGGATTAGGTCATCTGAGCCACCCTCCACCTTCACTGCTTTGAGTAGTCGCTGGGCGCCAGAGTAGTCTGCCTGGGTCTCCCCAGCCTCTTTCTCTAGCCACGACATCTTCCTTACTGGGTGCATGGCTATCTGGCAGCAATTACACCTATCCTGGTATAATGCATCTCGCAGTGCAAGCTGTACCGCAGCTGGCTGCCTTGACACTGACTCTTTCCGGACTCTCTCTGGCTTGTCATAGTCCACTATAAGCTGACTCGTGGTGTGGTCGACTGAAAGTGCCCCGACATTAAACCCCTGCTTGAATAGGGTCTTCTTGAATTGGTGTGACTGGAATCTATCAAGAGTGATCACCCCACTACGCAGATTGAAGCCCCGGTCTTCCGCGTCAAATATGAGCTCAAGAATCGCGTCGTAGTCTATCTCCCGCTCACCGCGGTCAAGGCGAGGCCTAAGGATTCCAGCGAAGTCTATGTCCACAATTGGAAGTAAAACCTCACCGAACTCACCATCATCCTTGCGTTGTACAATGGCCTTAAACCCAGCGCAATGCGACATTGCGATCCCAGCGCCATCATTGTTGATGGCTAGGTCAACGTGCATGTATCTTGGTCTCCTGTCAGACGTACCGGCCTGGAAAAGTGGATCCAATGTGTACGTCTCCCAGTTCAATGGATTGGGCCGGTCTTCCTTGATGGCAAAGCGAACCTTCCCGCTATCCCTGAAGAATGGGTTTACAGACCCACTCGGATAGGATAGATATTCCATTGCAGCCTTGACTGGGTCTTCCTCGAAAAATGGAAGCCACTCGATCGGAATGACTGCTAGGTGGCCAAGAATGGGGAACTTTTCCCTTGGATTCTCTATGAATCCCTCCTGTTGGGTCACTATACCTCAATCCCCCTCTCCACCCTCAGCATTGTCTCGGCATCAAGGATCTCAGCAATGCCGCCTGGCAGGAGTCCAACACTACCGGGCCAGAAGCCCTCGAGTGGTAGCTGGCACCCCGGCTTGGCGCTTCCCTCTGCGATGGGGGCGTCTACATATGCCCAGATAGACCATACGAATGCGAGGTTGAGACTGTCCCAGATTACTGACTCCAACGGCTTCTCTGGGTCTGGCTCACTCTGACAGTTGGCTTCCACCTTAGTGCAATGCATGCCCAACTCCTCACACCGACTCTTCATGTAGGCCATGACTTGGTCTTCCCATCGATTCCTAGCGTAGTCGGCGCTTATCATGGATGTGCTAAACCGTTGCCGGTAGACCGGTGTAGTGATCTTCTGGGTAGCACACACCAGGTATTCCTGCCACACGAATCCAGGATTCAGCTTTCTCCGATCCCACTCGGGGACAATGATGTTAGCCATGGGTTACCCCCTCACCCTTCCGTATATCTCTCCATTTTCCTTCAGTCTGGTCGTGATCATCTGGTACTCCAGAACCAGCTCTGGGTGTGGATTGCTCAGGTGGCTCAGCTCTCCACACCGATGCCGGAGGTGGGTCATGCTCATCTTCTTCACGCGCTCTGCGAGTTGCGTTGACATTCTGTCTATCCCCCCTACACTGCTACGGTTGGTTGGGCTGTGCCGTAGATCGACCAGCCGGTGTCATGCCGTAGTTTTTCGGTGTAGTCTGCCCCGATGATCAACTCGCCACTGTCTAGCAGGCTCCCACCTTCGACTGACACTGGGCTATAGTTGTAGCCAAGACCATTCACGACGTAGTCGATTCCAGCAAAGCCCACCTGCCAGTCGTGACGCTCCTTGGCTGCTGGCACCATCTCTGGGATCCCCATCATGCCAGGGCTCATCCCCTCCGTCACACGCCTCATCCCCGGCCGATCATATACTGCGTCAGAAATCTGCTCACGCCGATGGATGTGCCCAAAGACTGTATTGATACGCAGTTCCTTGGCGTAGAAGGATGCAGTCTGGCCAGCCTTCGCCCGGGCCACACCGCCATGGATAGCCCGGAGGCCGCGGTTCAGCCAAATCTCATTGTCGGGATAGCCTGGTAGCCACTCAACGTCTATTTCGCTGAGTCCTACCAGGTTTGGCGCCGACAGCAGTGGATCGTCATCTCTGTAGTCGGTCAAGTCGTACGCAGCGATCATCTGGTCACGGGTGAAAGTCCTGAGGCGTACCTCGTGATTCCCCTCCATCCACACGATCCGGGTGTCTGGTAGCATGATACGCATTTGCGTCAGGAGCCACTTTGCCTCAATCACAGCCGGGCGCAGAGTGAAGTAGTCTTCTGGTTTACGTGGGAACCGTGACGTGAACTCGGGCACGTCAAGCAGATCCCCACCCAAGATCAGCGTGTCAATATTCCGTCTACTGGCTAGCTCCAGCATTGCCATGATAGCCGGACGATCGTGGTATGGGTGTATCTGCCCTGATCTCATGTCGCGCCTGTACCCGATATGGAAGTCGGAGGCGAAGATTGCCTTGCCTATGCCGTCGTATGGGCCATGAATCACCCTAGGTGCCTGTGGTGGGTTGGCAAGTCTGATAACCGGGGGCGGCGGTATATCAATCTCGATGCGCTCGATCCGCTCAATGTTGAGAATAACGCTTAGCAGCGGCAGCCGGTGCGCCACGCCATCTGAATCCTTGTACCCCATCTGCCACAGCTTCGGCTTCCAGTGGGATACAAACCACACGCTCTCATCGATCTGGAGCCACTTCATGATTCGCTTGAGAGTTGGAACACCGCCCAGATCGCTCTGGCTGAACTGGGCTTTAACCTCAGCCTTGTTCGCCTTCAGAGATCCATCGACCGGCCCCTCGTGCGGTTTACCATTGACTGTGAACAGGTGGACGTCCTCCGCTTCATCCTGCACGACGAGATCCAACACCTCAGGCTTCCCCGTAAGCATGGCGTTGTCCTCTCCACCTAGATCCTCTGCCGAGCGCGTGTAGGAGGTCTTGCACTGTCGGCACAGGTAGTAGACTGAGCCGTTCTTGTTGTGCCGGTTTACATGAGCTGATCCACCGCATTCACACTGAATGGCCATTATTCTCCCTATGCTGCTTCGAGGTCTGCCGTCGGCAACTTCTTCACCGAGGCATGCTTCAGCTTAGCCCCCTCCAGATCTATGATCTGCAGGTTACCAAGATCAAACTGGAACGTCTGACCTGAGAGTGGAACTGGCTTGCGATGCCAGAAAGCTGAAGACGAATAGAAGATCCCTGTGTCGTTCTGTGCTCTTACCCTCATTCTTTGAGTGAAGTCTGTTGTCAGCCTGGTGGAGCTAATTGCCACGATCAGGCCAGCACATACTGGGACTCCATTGCGGAATGTCCCAAACCTGCTCCGGTGGCGGACAATCGCGTCGTCATATGCTTCTTCCGCTGCGTCGTAGTCCTGGCCAGAGAAGATTGATTTCGAGGATGTGTCGGATATCTGCATAAAATTACACTCATCGATTATCTCTGCCCCCAGAGAGTATCCAAGGCCAGTGCTGGCTGACCCAGTACCCGGGAACACGACAACGTTTTTCGGGAACTTAAGATCCTGTGGCATACGTCCAGATGACTCTATGTCAGCAAGGGATACCTGGGCCGGGAAGTAGTCCTGGAAGAAGTCGTTATTTACCCGCTTCAATACCTCTGTGAACGTTACCTTCTTGGCCTGGTCTTCTGACCGGTTCATCAGATTGATGCTGATAGTCGTAGTTGGGTCGACGTTGTATAGGCGCCGAAGATCTTCCCTCGGCTGGATTAGGTATTCTCGCACGATGAGTGCTACGATCATAGCTGCCTCGTAATCCTTACCAGTCCCCTTTGGGGTCTCAATGATGACACTGTGTAGGTCTCGGTCTCTGCGGATGAAGATCTTGTCGGAATCCTCGGCGAGCCTAGGCCACCGTTCTCTGGCAATCTGGTCGGCGTGGTCATATGATAGTGCGTATATAGTTTCTCTTTTGAGGATCTCTTCTCCACGCAGCAAGCACACATCAAAGTCGCACCGCGCATGCCATATCTCTTCAATCTCCTCACGAACTGCTGGCCAGATGTTCTCCGTCCCCCAGAAGTACTTTTCTGATAGCAGCCGTTCGATTGGAATACACATTTGCTCTTGGGCTATGGCGTCATTCCACTCTTGCCGCGCCCGTGCAAATTGAGTGGCACCAGTAACAGCAGCCTCGTTCCTCTCTATGCTCGAGTCGAGGTCTCCTAGGAACCCCTCGAAAGGGTCTCCAGCCTTCTTCCTATTCACCTGTGACATCACCCACGGAAAAGTCGTTGGCGGCCACTGTGATGGCATCTCCAACCCCAGATGCCTGCTGCCTGATTAGCACCTCAGTGAACCCTTGCTCCGTGATTGGAATCACAAGCCTCTCCCGGAATTGGACAAGCACATTAGCGGCCTCCTCTGGCCCTAGCTGCTCCTCTACGATAGCCACCACTCCGTTCAGTACGACCCGCAAAATGGCTGCCAAGGCCTGGTTCTTGATCAGCTCGTTATCAGTCTTGGCCATCTTGAGGTGCATATCGGTCTGCTTTACCATCAGCGAGGCGATGTGATCTGCCCTCTCCTGATCGTAACCATCAGTATCCATGGCTTCTTTAGCCATGGCACGAAGGGCCTCCATCTCAAACAGCAACCTCGTACTGTCGAGAAGCTCGCTGACCTTCATCCTCATCTCAACGTCTGTGATGTGTTTCTGGAGCGATCCTACTCCCGTCACTGCGTCCTTCCCTTCTGAGTATCCCCTCTTCGCGAGTTTCTCCATGACATACTCTTGCATGCCCTCTCTACTCTGCAAGAAGGGCGGAAGATGTCTTCGGCATGGCCCAAATCCCTCGAGGTGTGGAACCCCATAGCCGGCCACGGAAGTACATCGGTACTGCTCATACGGGTCGGTGACTCCATGTGGGTTCGCAACCCCCTGGGGGACGGTAGATGGGAGCCCACGGAGTAGGCGATTCCCGCACACCCTACGGATCCTATTGCCATCCCCATCTACGACGTAGCTTTCGAGCTCATCAACGCGCTCCAAGTTCGGTGGCTCTCTTCGGAGTGTGCGTTCAAGCACCTCCAAGCTACACCTCCTGTGGAGCCTGCCCCCGCGTGGGAACTCCTTCCGGAGACCCTTGAGTTCGATGAGCAATTATGCGTCGGCATATTGCCGTGGTACTCGGCCGTATTTGGAGAGAAAGCTCTTCGAGTGCACATCCCCGGCAACACGGATCATAGTCCGAATGATTGAGTCGTGGACAAACAGCTGCCCATGGCGTTCACCAAGCGGGGCCATGAACACGGCCTTGATGTTCGACTTGACCCCCTCGAACACCTCGGTGCGGTCTCCTAGGCACCGCACTCCCATCCGGTACCGCCTGAAGCGCGGGTGCTCACACATACTTCGCAGGCTAGCCACCAAGGCCGCTGCGTCGAATTCATCTACCATTGGATTTTCGCTTGAGTCTGGCAATGGCCAACTCCCCCTTTGATTTGTGTTTCACAAGCCACTCAACCGGGTGGTTTGGGAGTGGTCTAAGCGTTACCTCGCACCGCGGATTGTCTGGATCGTACTGCCAGTCCAGATGCTTCCGCCTAATGAAATTGTCGTTTCTGATAATCTCCATGTCCTCCAAGATGTCACATAGTAGTTCATCGGATAGGTCTGACATCTTGTTCGCATAGTAGATTACGGCATCCAACTCAAGTGCCTCATGCAGGTCAAGCCTTAGCCGGGGATGCTGTAGGATCCACATCATAGCAGCCTTTACGTACGCCTGGGCTGGTGCTGATTTGATACTGATGCTCTTCCCTTTTTTGCCGGGAACGATCCCCCTATCATTGCTCTTCCTGGGCTGGTGCCCTGGCACGGTGAACGATAGGGCCCAGTTGCATCCATCCTCAGTGGTTCCGTCTGGGCCTAGCACGGTTACCATGGTTGATTCAGTCATAGTAGCCTCCTATACTCTCGGGCCACCTTCAGGACACGTTGAGTTAGGCCTCCTAGAATGTTTTCCGTCATCTGGAGCCCGCAGTCAGTAAGGAACGCAGTGACTTCGTCTTGCATAAGCCCGACCATTTCTTCTCTACGGTCTGGCAGGCCAAGCCTGTCGTTTTTCCAGTCATGCAGGTCTGTGCTGGTCAGGGCTTGTGCCGTATCTAGGATCTCATCACGCTCAGCATCATCCTTTGCCTGCTTGAGGAGTGGCAGGATGATCTGGGCCTTGGTTGAGCCGATCTTCTCTATCCGTTCGTCGCCGTCTGTCTCATTTTTAGCCTCCGCATACCCAATACACCGGTAGGCAGTCCTTTGGCTCATGTCTAGCCCGCCAGACTCAAATGGAGACCCCAGGTAGTCCTTGAACGACTCGAACCCCAAGATCTCATACATGTGCTTGCCATCGATTACCGCCTCACGGAAACGAACAAGCAGCTGGCCAAGCTCCATGCCGGAGATGCGCAGGGCTTCGATTCTGGACACGATCTGCTGGTGTGACGCGAATGCGATCTGAGATCGATCAGTTCCAACCAGGCTATCCATGTAAAGGTCGAAGATATGCTTGGCTACCAGCTTCAGGCTGATATCATATCGCAGCTCGAACGTGGATATACCATCGCTCCCGAATTCGTCATGATGGCTCCGACACAGTGGGACTAGATTCTCAGCATCCACCCCCCCGGCGCCCCTGGTCGTAACATGGTGTGGGTCGCTGATGTCTACCAGCTCTGGCTCGTAGTCCAGCTTCTCGACCATATCTCCGGAAAGGTTCTTGCCGTCTGTAAGCTGGCACACAACACAGCGAATCTTCCTGACATACCCGCGGTACTCATCCCACTCGACCTCGTGCCGCGGGGGCAGTACCGTCACATCCTCAGCTGACACCATCCCATCGCTCATCTGCTCTCCCCTCGTGTTTCCGCCCGAACGCTCCTATACTAGGTATTAAGGTTATTTTACCCTAAAACCCACAAAAAAAAGGGGGGCCAGGCAAAAAGCCCAGCCCCCATGTGTGTTCCATGTCGTCTGCGATACTCAGGTGGTTCCAGTCGAACTGTATGCTCCATCACCACGCCCGGTGGCACTCACCTTACCAACGTCTTCGTTTATCTCATACCAAATAGCCTTGGCTACTGGGCATAACACCAGCTGGGCCACTCGATCGCCAGGCTCAATCGTCTCAGGTGCCTGGCCATGGTTCACCATGATCACCCCGATCTCACCGCGGTAATCCGAGTCGACAGTCCTTGGTGTGTTCAGAACAGTCAGTCCGCGCTTCAGGGCATTGCCACCACGCGGACGCACCTGGATCTCATACCCAGGGGGGATGATGACCTGTAGCCCAGTAGGAACCAAGACCCTCATCCCAGGCTCAAGCCATATTGAGTTTTGAATGTCAGCCCTCACGTCCATCCCAGCCGCTCCGTCGGTCGCATAGCGTGGCAGTGTCACCTCACTATGTAGTCTGTGCACCGTCACTACCTTTTTCTGCTCCATTCATACGCCCCTATTGTTAGTCGAACTCCATGGCGATCTCGCCGTCGAATCCTTCCATCACATTGTTGACTTGAAGTAGCGCTTCCACACCTAGCCCAGCCTTGATCAACACGATGATCTCATCACAAGTATACACCGCCTCTTCCACTGTGTCAAGTCTCTCGATATCATCGCGGTCAGCACTGGTTGGGCACAGGATAATCATCTTGCCAAGCTTCTTGGACATTATCCGCTTCACCGCCCCGGTGCGCTTGAACGATTTGAATGCATCTATCTGCTCCTTCTGGCTTGGAGCCTCCCCCTCAACGGTGGCCCTGGCTCCACCGCATTGCTCCCAGACCTTATTGATCCCTGCGATGGCTTTTTCGTATGAAAGCTTGTCTTGTGCTGACGCCGTTCCATCCTCAACTGCAGCCGATAGCCGGTCGGCTGTTTGCAGCCCTCGCCTGTAGTATTTATGCGCACACTCGCGCACCTCCTCAGTAAGCTCAGTCATCGTGCCCGAGCCCAACCATCGAGTCCACCAGTGCCCGGTAGCCTATTATCCAGTCGCCCTCCAAGACCAGACTGCGGCAACACTCAGTGAGAGCTTCCCCGCTGATTGTGAAATGGAGCGCTTCGCACTCAGACATGCGCCGCCTCCCCGTAGTCCACCTGGCCAAACTTGTCCAGCTGCACGGCAATCTCGCCCGCCTCGTATGACACGGCCCCCTGGGCGCGGATCACTGCGTTCAGGACATAGATCGCATCCTCTACATCCAATGGCAGGTCGACGCCGCCATCGTCAGTGGACAGCTCATCGAACCAGTGGTCGTAATCCACCTCACGCAGATGGACTGGCCTGCAGATCACCAGTTGTAGTTCGGAGGCGGAATTATGGTAGTCGTCTGCCATACAGTCACAGAGAGCTTCCTGGTCGTAGTACTCGCCCAGCAGCTCGCTGTAGACCATTCCAGCTCCATCCCACTTCGCCGTCTCCCGGGCCTCGTGTTTCGCCACCTCCTTCTTGCTCCGGCAGTTCGGGCAGAGGGTTAGACCGCCAGACTTGAGGTAGGTGCCACACCTCTTGCACAGGATGTGGGTGGCACCGGCCCATCTAGCTGAATATTCTGCGTTGGGGCCATCACCATAGAATCTGCCACCACGGCTTACCCAGCCGGCGATGTCTGTCCGATAGGTGGCAGCCTCGTCTGATGTGGGGAGGATCACTTCCTTACCGTCAAGATCCTTCATCTACTCAGTCTCCTTTCCGGCCATCTTCAGCAGTGAGTTCCGAATCATCCGCCACTCAGGGTTGCGGTAGCCCGAGGCGACATACACCCGGAGTGGGCCCCTGTGTTCATACTTATTCCTCTCGATGTAGCAGTCGGCACCAACCTTCGTGAAGAATGGGGCCACATATTCCCACTTGTCAATATACCACGACTCCACCCAGTCTCCCGTGCTTAGCCCCCGACTGTCGAGGCCATCCAACTCCTTGGCCTTCTCCTCGTCTGCCACACCCTCAGCGCCCTCCCAGTCTACCCATTCGGACTTGTCCGAGAACTCTGGGTCAATGCCATAGCTGCGGACGCACTCCTGCACAACATATATCGGGTGTGGTGTGGCTCGGCAGTCTTGGTTACCAATCTCTGTACCAAGCTTGTGCATCTGCTTCAGGTCGTAGACCATATTCTCGTAGATCACACTTCTCGCTTCTCCTACGGCCTTTATTTGCTCTATCACCGGTACGCTGAGTATGGCGTTGACCTTTGGGTCACCCAAGCCTTTCAGTTTCCTCTTCAGCTCAATCCACGCATCGCCCAGGTCGCACGACGTAGACGAAGTGAGGATAACGTCAGTGGAGCAATCATCTGCCCTCTTCTCTGCCAGGAGAGCGCGCTCAGATAGTCTCCAGTTCTCTGATTTCAGCATTGCTATTGTCTTTTCCATGCTACTTGCGTCGGCGTCGCTCAAACCCCTGTCTCCTCTTTCTTGACTTCCATTGAGTAGAATGATGGTTCCCAGTCTAGCGATACATTGAACTGAGCAAGCCTCTCGCCGCCCTCCTCTGCATTGTAGATGGCGATCCTGATGGGCCACCCATCACCACAAGACCCAGTATCATCGTAGTAGTCCATCGCGCAGTCATCTACAATCATCCACAGACTGTCTACACCAAACACAGACAGCATGGGCCCTCGGCGATAGTCATCATCATCCTCGACTGCGTACCAATACTCGTTCATTCCACAGGTATCCCATCTCTGCCAGCTAGCAGTTTGTCAATCGTCGGGTCTCCGATCGCCCAGAGGTGGCTGTTGAATTCAGCCCATTCTGTTACTATGTCCACCATCAATCTACTCCCATGCATCACCGAATCAGCAGCATTATTGGCATCCAGGATGGCTTTGTTACGCTGGTTGGTACGCTTCTCGAGCTTCGTCTCCAGTTCGGCGACCTTGGCCTTCAACTACTCAGCCCACCAGCTACTGTGCTCAGGGCACTGCTCCGCCAGGCACCCCTCTATGCTGCCACGCAAGGTGCAGGTTCGACATCGATCCGTATCCATCACTCCTCCTCCCCGGCCATGATGTCCTGTATCTCTGACTCCAGCTCTGCCAGGCGGCTCACCTCTCCGCGCTCGATTCGCTCCAGAACAGACTTCATCTTCGCCTGTTCGTGCATCGCTACCAACCGCGACATCTCGCCATTCCCAATCTCCTCATCCATGATGTGCACCAGCTGTCCGACCATGATCATGGTATCTGCCACCTCTTCTGCCAGGCGCCATGGACTCGCCCTACGCCGCCGGAAGTGATTGATAGCCACGATCAGCTCGGCAAGCTCTTCCACTGTCTGGTTGAGCTGCGCGTCCACTCCCCACAAGTCAACCGCACGTGAGAATATCTCTCCAGCTCTGTCCATGATGTCCATTTCTGCCACTGCGTCCATGTTCTCCCTCTCTATACGGCTGCTGCGCGTTGTTTGGCCGCCTCGAAGTCATCGCCTTCCGCGTCTCGGAAAAAGCTTTGGGCTCCATGAAAGTATACCCATCCTATCCTTGCCTCATTATCCCTGACCTTGAGTGGGTGAACCGACGTCACTGGCTCAAGTAGATGCCCATCGCTATTCCGATCCCACGATGTTATTCTCTCCTCTTTTGTTGGTGCCAGTGACTTGCGGTGCAGGTTCATCAAGATGTCAGCATTGGCTACTATAGCCCCATTGCCGCGCATGTCGCTTGATCCAGCGACTACACCATTGTCGACCTTGCGAGGGTGGGCCAGGAGGTAAATGACATTGTTGAAATCCATAGCCCACCCTTTCAGGTCTCTGGTTACCACAGCCTGTTCTCGTAGTGGGTCGGCCGCGCTCTCTGTCAAAATTATCAAGTTGTCAACAATCCATGCACGAACTCCAAGGCGCTTGAATGCACTCGTTGCCTGGTCTACTAGGTATCCCACGTTCGCGTCTCTTGGTGGAGTTGCGAAGTATAGTGGTATACCATCGAATGCCATGATTGCGTCACCAAGCACGTTGAGGTCTACCTCCTCTTTAGTAATCTGGTAGAGACTCTGGATTGTCTTTCTTACCAGCCTTCTCATGCGCATCTCCATGCACGTCACTAGGACTGGTATGTGTAGCTCGGTCGCCAGGAACCTAGCCTGCTGCAACATGAGGGTAGTCTTGCCAGTCCCAGCCGCCCCCATAATCTCAACAAGATCCCCAAACTCTGCGTTCCCGATCGCTGTATTGATCTGAGCGCTGAACCACGGGAATCCCTCACCCTCACCATCTCCGTCAACAATCTGTTCTTGCAGCTCTATGATCCCATCCTCTACAGTGCTGATACCGGACACTGGGGCTGGCCTTGCCAGGCTGATTGCGCGTAAGACGCCCTCCTCTCCATCGTCTATCAGGATCTGGTTCATATCCTTACCATCCGGCAAGTCTGCGATCCAGACCTTATCCTCACCGACTCGCTGCCGTACGATTCTAGCCCCAGACCTACCAGCCTCGTCGCCGTCGTATACCATGGTGATTTTGTTAAACGCTGAGATGAGTTCGATCCATTCATTGGGCCAGTCTGTAGCGGCACCGGTAGACACGCTGACTACTGGTGCACACCCAGCCTGCCAGACACTCATCGCATCCAGCTGCCCCTCGCACACCACTATCTCCCCACTAGCCTCATGGAGTGCATTCTCGTTGAATAGCACACTCTCCATGTCAGACTCCCTAAGATACTGTTTTTCGGCCGGAGGGATAGTGCGGTACATGGCCAACACTACTGTATCCTCCCCACGTAAATGCGGTATTAGGAGGGCTGGCTCCATCGATCTAGTCCTGCATGCTCCTAGGTGGAAGTGGGCAATAGTGTCATCGGTTATACCGCGGTCGTGCAAGTACTCCATGACTCCCAGGTCTCCAGCCATCAGCTTCTTCTCGGCACTACTGAACTTCTCCAATGGTATAGTCTTGTAGTTCTTCTTTGGCTTACCACCAGCACCAGGCTTGCCGGCCCTTTCAATGCGGGCAATGCCGTCATTGGAATCGCCAAGATTCCGCTGCAGTGTTTCGAATGTGCCCTGCGCATTGCAGGCCCAGCATCGATATAGCCCAGTCGCGGCATTGATCTCGAAGTTCTTGCTGGTATTCCCACAGAGCGGGCATGGGTTTACCTTCAGCTCAGTCCTCTTTGCTGTTTTGTATACCTCAAACTCCCAGCCCTTTCCCTGCATATACCGCTCAAGCTCTGGATGAGTCCCCCCTGGAAACTCTCCAGTATCATTGTTGCCCATTCTGGTGGGGCCTCCTTGTGTTTTACGTTGATGGGTAGTGGTCTTTTGCTGGCGCCCCACCTCCCTGTATATCCGACAGTCGAAGTAGTCCATCCAGGAATTGTCTGAACTTACCATCCTTGAAGATGAACTTCTGCTCATGCCGGCTCTCAAAGAACACTGGAGCAAGGGTTATAACTGCGCTCGGCTCCCACCCGTCGGCCATAAGCTTATAGCAATCCTTGATCGCAAGCCCCCAGTTCATGTTTGGAGGCTTGCACCCAACAGCGTCCTCGCATGCTGACGTGAACGCTGTGATGATTGCTACGGCATCCCGGTACCTTGGATCAGCCTCCTTACCCTTTGAGTCAACTGAATCCTTCTTCTTCTTCCTCTTTGGACTCTTCTGGCTATCGGCCCAATCACAGTAGCTTGTAAGCTCCTGTTGGATCCCTGTGCCGGCTAGCCCGAATGCTGGCTTACCCTGACTTGTTACGCTACCAAGCATCCTGGCCAACTTCATTATGGATGTTGTTTCATATCCCTTCAGGTGCTCCCATGGGACAACCTCTGGATCATCCATCTGCGCTCTCCGGTTTACACTGATAGTCTAAGAAACCTCCGCATACCCATCAACCACATCACAGTAGTTTTGCAGCTCTGCTGACAGTGCTGGCCCAGCTTCACCGAATATTCTGACCCCCCTCGGTGTGACACTTCTGAGTATCCCAACCAGTCGCCTGGCCGCTGGAAGCTTACACTCACCAAGCCTGCACCACGCTCCGTCGATATCCACCACATCACACCCCAGCCTATCATCGGACTGTCTAAGGTAGTCTTCAATCTCCTCAGCCATAGC